ACATGCAACCGTTTACTTCGCTGACGACGACGAGCTTGCAGATCATGCTTGGGCGATTTCGGAAGACGCATCATGGTCAACTGGTATCGACTGGTTCCCAGACGGTTATTTCGGCGCTGGTTACGAGATTACTGAACCCATCGGAATATTACGCGAGGTTTCGATGGTACTGACTGGAAATGACCCTCGCGCTCATACTATCGACACCAAACCAAACTCAGAGGCTCAACGGAGCGAGATTGGAGATGGTGAACAAAATAAACTAACTAAAGGAGAAAGTGAAATGACATCGAAAGATTCATTAACAGCTGACGAGCGCGACGCTGTGATCGAAAAGATCACCGCTGCTATCGATGAGTTCGTCGAGACTGCTCCAGTCGAAGAGACTGAAAGCAAAGACGAAGGCGAAGCACCTGCTGAAGCTCCAGCTGAAGAAAAGAAAGACAGCTTGCATATGCCTGTCGTAGTCGTTCGCGACCGCATCGCCAAACAGGAAAGCAAGGTCTCAACAGATACAAACTGGATTAAGAGCCGCGAAGGTCGTAGCGCTTACTATCGCTGCTTGGCTCAAGGTCACAACTCAAAAGCAACTGCCGACGCTTTGTGGCGTGCTGAATTGAAGAGACACAACGTGACTACCGACGCCATTCAGGATTTGCCAACACCAGGCGTAATCGAGCAGATCTTCATCGACACTCTCGAGAAATCTGATGGCATCATCAGTCACTTCCGCACCATCAACACTAAGAGCTTCCGCGTAAATACTCTTTATGAGACTACCGCTGACAACTCTGGCCGTGCTCAAGGTCACAAGAAGGGCGACACGAAAGTCTTCCAAGATCTTACCGACGCTTATCGCGACGTGCTTTGCAAGATGGTCTACAAGAAACTCGACCTCGACGCTCTTGAGATGTACGAGAACCCAGAATTAGTTGAATACCGCGCACAAGAATTAGTAAACGCGATCATCGTCGAGATTGAGCGCGCTGCTATCTCTGGTGACGGCCGTGAGGAAGCAAGCCCAGATCTTCGCATGTTCGACGGTACTCGTGGCTTCTACTCAATCGCAGCAGACGCCGCTGCTACCTCTGGTGCAGGCCAGTACTTGGCAACCTCCGTTGATGCTGGCAGTAACCTCTACGATTCAGTAGTAACAGCTCGCGGTTCGATCCGCACTGAAGGTCAACAGATCCTCATCGCGAAAGCTGACACCATCACCGCTATGTTAACTGCGAAAGCAACCGACGGCTCTTACATGATCCCATTCGGCGCTTCCCTCGAAGACATCTTGAAGGTTTCTCGCGTCTATACACCAGCGTGGATGGACAAAGACACAACTAACGATGCTTACTTGCTCGTATCTGGCGCTTACACCATGATCGGCCAGAATGGCATCAACACTCACGACTTCTTCGACACGACTGTCAACCAGCACATCCTCTTGGACGAAACTCCACGCGGTGGCTCTTTGGCAGCTTACAAATCTGCTGTTGCTATCAAGGCTGCGGCGTAAGTTAGGAGAAGCCAACAATGACGCAAGATCAATTTACGCTATTTACAGGGGTGACGGTCAGTTACTCCGATGAAGACTGGGAAACGATCATCAAGATCGCGACCGAGCGACTTGCCTTGCGTTTATGCATGACCGACGGATGGCCAGATGATCCCGACGCCTCGCTACTGATGCTCTTGGCGAATTTCCTCGCTGGAGTATTCAAGTACCAAGGCGCTGGAGGAACGGTAACCTCGAAGTCAGTCCGAAACTTCACAATTAACTTCTCAGACAACGCAGACGATGTGTGGGTTGCTTTATACCGAAATTATGGAGACCTGCTCGATCTTTACTCGGAGTGTGATTCGAGCATAACTGTTGAGTCCGATGCAATTCATTGTTGCGATGGAGATCAGTACTACTCGAATTATACGGGAGGAGGATGCGCCTGTGGTTGTTAACACCTCTGTTTTCGACGCCTTCCCTTCTGCGGTAGTCAGCGGTTGGACGCTACTGACAGTGTCTCGCGGAACTGAGGTTGGCGTCGAATATGAGGAATATGGAAGTTTAAACGTGATCGTTGACGAAGTGGCGATGGGGAACCTCAATCTGGCTCCTGAGGCCGAGACGCTTAACAACGACCTGTTGATATACGTAAAGCCGACCGAATTGCCCTCGACTAGAGCCAACGTTCTTATTTCGAGCTACTACGCCAAGGATCCGGACGGCTTTATTTACGAAATTAAGCAAGTCGGGGTTGGCAAGAATCAAGAGACGGGCACGGTCGAGCACGTCGAGCTAATATTAAGGCAAACGGAGTTATATGAGTAGTAAAACGACGATTACATGGGACTACCAGGCGATCGATGCGATTAAGAAGCGGACTCTTCAGGGCATCTACATGATGGCCGAAGAAGTTTCAAACAGAGCCAAGCAGTTGGCACCTGTCGACACGGGCGATTTGAAAAACTCGATCCGCGTCGAGAAGGCTGGCACTTGGGAATACGACGTCATCGCAGGCGGCACCGTCGGAATTGTTCGCAAGACTGTCATTAACTACGCTTATAAGCAGGAAATGTACAACCCGAACGGTCACTCGCATTATATGCAAAACGCATTAAATAACGTAATGAACTCGGGTTGGACAAAGTACTTTAAGGACGTCGCATGATTACACTCGCACTCTTTGAACAAATGGCAACTGATGGCGTGGCCGATCTCGAGAAGAATTCAAACTTCTTCTGGGAAGAAGCGCCATTGCAAAAAAACGGCTCGCCCGCATCGGGCGTTTGGATCATCACCAGAGGTGGCTCATCGATGAACTCGCCAAAAGGCTTGAACTTAAAAGAGACCGTCGACTTCTACGTCGCGTTTCCGAACAAAGTTCAGACTGAGGCGACTCAGCAGGCCATCTTGACATGGATGATCGAAAACCCGACCATCTGCGAGCTAACAGGTACGGTTGGAGGCGAATCTTACGAATACCACAATGTTCGAATTCGCCCGACGACCACACCGCAAAACGTCGGAGCGACCGAAAACGGACTGATCGTCAAGACAGCTTCCGCGCAGGTCACTTACGACATCGATTTATCAATTTAAAAGGAAAGGAATTTAAATGGCAATTGTAAACATTACACAGCCACGTCGCATCGTTTTCCGCAAGTACGACACTTCCAGCTCAGCTTGGGAGACATTCACACTCAACGAAGACGATCTCGGACAAGACACCGTTGTGACCTTCAACATCGCACCACGCAAGAAAAGCCGTGCGTCTCAGAAGGGCTCAACCGAAACCCCAATCCCTGGGACTTTCGACAGCTTGAGCGCTTCGATTACGATGATCGCCGACAACTGGTTCTATATCGGCCGTGCGCTTGAGAACTGGACTGCCGCGACCTACGACGGCGCGACTACTGGAAACGGCCAAGCGTTACTTGGTACCGACGAAACCAGCTGTAGCACTGACTACTACAGCGTAATCGTGCAAGGTATCTGTGATGACGGCTCATCTGCCGACGTCGAATTCACTCGATGCATCCCATCCATGGATGACGACATCGAACTCGGCACTTCAGACGCAGCGGAAGTTACGGTCAACCTCAATCCGATCATCTACAATTCGACGACTCATGCCGATGATGGTTATCCAGAATACACTATCCGTCTTGGTGACTACGACACCGCGACGAAGATGCGCTTGAATCCATCAACTGGCGTTTACGCAGCAGTGGAGTCTTAGGATGAAGAACGGCGATCTCAAACTTGGTAATGTACAGAAGATGGCGCGACAAAAAACGCCCGTCGTAAACAAGCCGAGCGAGAGATCGCTTTCTATTGCGGACTTACTCAACGAAGAGGACAAGCAAGCTTACGCCGAACTGAAGCGGACTGGCCGAAAACCGAAGCCATTCACCGACGCCGACGCATTCGAAGCCGAGATTTTGGCGAGATTCGGGTTTGAAACATTTCAGGCCTGGAATCGCGACGAAATCCCGACGAGTCGAATGATCTCATATCTGAAAGCCGAGCGTGCCAGAGACGCAGCGAGACAGTTGGCGCTTCAGTCGATGATCTTGGAAGGCGCCATGGTTGGCGTCGCCAAAAAACCGAAGTCACATGTCAAATCGATGCACAAAGTTCTCAAGGCGACCGCCAAGATGGCGAAGGGCGACTAGTTATCAGTCGGTTTATGCTCATTCATGAAGTGACTATGTCCGCAGTGCGGGCATTTTTTGAAAAACGGCAAAATGAGGCACCAAATTCCGATGGTGAACACCGTGAGAGTCACGTTCACAATACTGATCACCATTGACTCAGCTCCGCCTTCGCATTTTTTACATCCCACACATCCCTTATGTATGGTCATACTATTTTCTTTCGACATAATAGCTCTTTCTCCTTTTAGTTTATGTTATTATTATATAAAATATTACTGATTTTTTCAATATTTTTAACTGTTGAAACTCGCCCCGTCCAGTCGTTATTTTGTAAATATGACAACAGTTGCAACGGCGACAATCGCATTAAAATTCGATGACAAGGGAATTGACAGCTCAGTCAAGAGCTCCGGGAGCAAAATCAGCTCGGGACTCTCCAGCGCTGTATCTTCTGGCTCGCAAAAGGCAACAAAAACAATCAGTGCTTGGACTATTGCAGCAGGCAATTTGATCTCTGACGGCTTTAAGAAGGTTGGCTCGATCATTTCATCGAGTATCGACTCGGCGATGTCCCGCTCTGACACGATGGCAAACTACTCGCTCTCTCTTCAGAATCTCGGTTATTCAGCTGATGATGCTTCATCTTCAATCGAACATATTTCAGATCGTTTATCAAACCTTCCGACTACACTCGACGGAATGGCGTCC